TGCTAGTACGACAGGTAAAACCGCAGGCATCGACTATATTAATATATACGAAGATGCTACACTAACCAAGGCTTGGTCAACAGACGCAAGCGGTTATATTCCAATCTGGTACTAACATGGCGATATATCGTGGTCCCGGTGGTCCCGGCGATGCAACAGCCGATCAAGCAAACACAGCACAGTTAGCACTTACTTACGCTAACCAGTCTGCTGCGAGTGCTGCTGCGGCGGCTGCATCTGCTCAGAGTACAATTAACTTTACAACTGATTTAGATGTAGCGGCTTCTTCGTTGCCTGCTGGCTCATCGCCGACTGTATCATATAACTCTACAACAGTATCGCTGTCCTTTGGTATTCCTGACGGAACTACTGGTCCTACAGGACCTACTGGTCCGACTGGTTCTGCTGGCCCAACTGGTCCAACAGGCCCAACAGGTTCTACAGGCCCATCAGGACCGCCCGGACCCACTGGCCCTACCGGCTCTACAGGTTCCCCTGGCCCCACAGGCCCGACTGGACCAACTGGTCCTACTGGTCCGTCTGGATCAGCAGCTACGATTGCTGTCGGTACCACCACTACAGGCCCTGCCGGCGGTAGTGCCTCTGTAACCAACAGTGGTTCGTCTTCAGCAGCAGTATTTGACTTTACTATACCAACTGGTCCCACCGGCCCTACAGGCCCTACTGGGCCGACAGGACCTACAGGTACAACAGGACCCACGGGTGCTCCAGGACCGACAGGGCCAACAGGTTCAACTGGCCCAACAGGGCCTACAGGCTCCCCTGGCCCAACAGGCTCACCCGGACCTACCGGCCCAACTGGCACAGCAGCTACAATTGCGGTAGGAACTACTACTACAGGACCTGCTGGTGGAAGTGCTTCTGTAACTAATAGCGGTTCATCTTCTGCGGCAGTATTTGATTTTACTATTCCCACAGGACCGACAGGCCCTACTGGTCCCAATGGTCCTGCTGGCTCTCCCGGACCAACTGGCCCTACTGGACCGACAGGACCAACAGGTCCAACTGGACCAACAGGAACATTTTTAACTGGTAAGGCCATTGCAATGGCTATTATATTTGGAGGATAAGCAATGGCTGCACCTAATATTGTAAACGTATCAACAATCACAGGTAAAACTTCTGTCACTGATTTGACTTCAACCAGTGCTACTTCTGTTGTTAGTAACGCAGCAAGTTCTGGTAAAGTTTTTAAAATAAATTCTTTAATTGTGTCAAATGTTGATGGCACAAATGCGGCTAACATTACTATAAGTTTATATTCACAGGCTGCAATCGGGGGGACTGCAACACAGATTGTAAACACAGTATCGGTTCCCGCTGATGCAACATTGGTAGTAATTGACAAGACAACTGCGATTTATTTAGAAGAAGATAAGTCAATAGGTGCAACAGCTTCTGCGGCAAATGACTTAAAAGTAGTTTGTTCGTATGAGGAGATTTCGTAATGCCTCGTTGGAATGGTGGAATTATTGGAGTAGCAAATAATCCAAATAGCACAACCGCAACTGGAGTTTGGGGTCTACCAGAACAACTTAAAGCAGAGAGTGCTAGCAACTGGCCTAAATTTGTAGCAATTAGTATTGACTTCTTAGTTATTGCAGGTGGCGCAGGGGGCGGGAATAACTCTGCTGCTGGGGGTGGCGCTGGTGGTTATCGTAATTCAGTAACTGGTGAGACATCTGGCGGGGGAGCATCTGCTGAGTCTCCAGTAATTATTACTCTAAGTACAAACTACACAGTAACTGTTGGAGCTGGCGGTGCTGGCGGCCTTACTAACACAAATAGCGGCAGCGCTGGAAGTGATTCCATATTTTCCACAATAACATCAACTGGCGGTGGAGGCGGTGGAGGATACTCAAGAACAGGTGGTAATGGAGGTTCTGGTGGTGGATCTGCCAGAGATAGCACAGCCGGTTCAAAAGGCTTAGGAACTGCAAACCAAGGATATGACGGCGGTACTGCTTTTGCAGCTTCTACAAATTTCACAGGTGGTGGTGGCGGTGGCGCTGGAGCTGCTGGTGGTAACTCTACTAATACTAACGGCGGTAATGGCGGTGCTGGTCTTTCATCATCAATTACTGGCTCCGCATTAACCAGAGGCGGCGGTGGTGGTGGCTCAAGTAATGGAGCAGGCGGTAGTGGTGGTTCAGGAGGCGGTGGAAATGGCGCTTCAGATATGTCAGGCATGACAGCCGGGGCCGCAAATTATGGCGGTGGTGGTGGTGGTCAAAGTAATAATAACTATGGAGTCAATGGTGCTGCTGGAGGCTCTGGAATTGTTATTCTTAAATACGCAGATACTCTAACAATTTCAAACCCCGGTGGCGGTTTAACTTATTCAACTTCTACTTCAGGTGGGTTCAAAATAACAACCTTTACCGCTGGTACTGGTAATGTTTCGTGGAGTTAATGATGGCTCACTATGCTTTTTTAGATGAAAATAACATTGTCACAGAAGTTATCGTTGGTAAAGACGAGAACGAGGACGGAGTAGATTGGGAAGTTGCTTATGGTAACTTTCGTAATCAAGTCTGCAAAAGAACATCTTACAATACACACGGAGGAGTTCACACCTTTGGTGGGGTTCCTTTTCGTAAGAACTACGCTGGACTAGGATATACCTACGATGCTACCAAAGATGCGTTTATACCACCAAATTCGTATCAGTCTTGGTCTTTGAATGAAGATACCTGTTTATGGGAACCGCCAGTGCCTTATCCAACAGATGGTAAAAGATATACTTGGAATGAAGAAACACAAGCTTGGGTTGAATAGAATATATGAACGCAATGTGGCAGATGTGGCAGCAACGGTATCCTAAAGAACTTTGTAGCACCATAATAGAACAAGCAAAAGAGATAGAACCGCAGGATGCAGTGATAGGTTTCCAAGGCTCTAATGTAGACACCAAAGTTCGTAGAAGTAAAGTTAGGTGGATCACTAGAGATAATAAAGACCTTGGTTGGCTGTACCATGAGATAACAAACTTATTTCATATTGCCAATCATAATGCCTTTGGATCTGAGTTGTGGCACTTAAATGAGATTCAGTTTACAGAGTACAACGAAGAAGACCAAGGTTATTATAATTGGCACAATGATGTAAACTGGGATGATGGTAGACAAGTACACAGGAAGTTATCTCTGGTGTGCCAACTGTCTAGCCCAGAAGAGTATGAAGGTGGTGAGTTTGAGATGCAGCCGTTACATCTCAGCGCCCCTAAACAAGAACACCTTAAGACACAAGGAACTGTTTTAGTGTTTCCATCCTTTGTAGTTCATAAGGTAAACCCCGTAACCAAAGGCACTAGACACTCGTTAGTGGCCTGGATGGAAGGACCAAAGTGGAGATAGTGATGTCACCAACAGACCAAGTTAAAAACCAACTTGACACCCATGAAGCAGTCTGCGCTGAACGATATGCAGGCATCAACGCTAGGCTAAAGAGACTAGAACAGATCCTTCTTGGTACTACTGGTTTCATCGTAGTTCTACTACTCAGCTTAGTTCTTAAAATAGGTTAATATGAGCAGAAAAGTCTCAGCGGTTACAACTAAGACCACTACTACCAAGGAAACTATTCTTACGGTGCCTACGAAGAATACTGGTCTGTGGCAGGTCATGTATGTAATTAGCCTTACTGGTAACGATACTCCGAAGGTCTACTGGTATGACTCTTCTACCAGCACTGAATACTTCATTGTCGGTGGTAAGAACTTAGGCGCTGGTGAGTACATACTATTAAGCAATGCCGAAGTAGTAATGCAGGCTGGTGACCAGATTCGTGTACAAAACTCTAGCACCAACACAGTAACCTACATAGCAACAGTAGAGTTTGTCCCTGAAACCGCAGTCCAATTCCAATTCTAAGGAGAATAGTATGCCAATGGTCGGAAAGAAGAAGTTCCCATATACCGCTAAAGGTAAAAAAGCAGCTGAGTCCTATGCCAAGAAAGAAGGCTACAAGTCTGCTAAGGGCATGAAGATGCACGAAGGTTCAGAGTCTAAGGCTATGGAAGCAAAAGAGAAAAAAGCAAAGAGGATGAAATAATGCCACTCAAAAAAGGATACTCAAAAAAGACCGTCTCTGAGAACATTCGTAAAGAGATGAAGGCTGGCAAGCCGCAGAAGCAGGCAATTGCGATTGCTCTGTCTACTGCTCGTAAGGCAAAGTCAAAGGTTAAGAAATGAAGCCCGGCCTCTATGCCAACATCAATGCCAAGCGCAAACGGATAGCTGCGGGATCTGGTGAGAAGATGCGTAAGGTCGGCTCTAAAGGTGCCCCCACTGCTAAGGCCTTTAAACAAGCTAAGAAGACTGCGAAGAAATAATGGTAAAGAAAGTATATCAGAACCCAGAAGGTGGCTTAAACGCCAAAGGCAGGGCATACTTTAAGAACAAGGAAGGCGCTAACCTGAAGCCTCCCGTGTCTGCTAAGGAAGCTGCAAAGTCTCCTAAGAAGGCTGCTCGTAGGAAGTCTTTCTGTGCCCGTATGAGTGGTGTTCCAGGGCCTATGAAGGATTCTAAGGGCAGGCCAACAAGGAAGGCTTTAGCACTAAAGAAATGGGATTGCTAAATGGCAAACAAAACTTACTTAGAACTTGTCAACGAAACCTTGGTTCGCTTGCGTGAGCCAGAGGTTACTGCCGTTACTGACAACGCCTATTCTAAACTTATTGGTAGGTTCATCAACGATGCTAAACGGCAGGTTGAAGATTCCTATACTTGGAATGCCCTGTCAGAGACACTAACTGTTAGCACTTCTGCTAACCTGTTTAACTATGTGTTAACTGGTATCGGTCAGCGGTTTAAGGTCATCGATGTTATCAACTCACAGTCTGACTGGTTCTTAAACTATGAGACAACTAGGAAGATGGATGAGTTGTTCTTAAACAGTGGCACAGTCTTGGTTGGTGCTCCTGATCGTTATAACTTTAACGGTGTAGACAACAATGGAGATACACAGGTAGACCTATATCCTATCCCTGATGGTGTCTATGATATCTACTTTAACGTCATCAAACCACAGGCAGAATTTACCGCTGCTTCGACACAGATCAAGATTCCATCAGAGCCTGTAATCTTCCTAGCCTATGCTAAGGCTTTGAATGAGCGTGGTGAGGACAATGGACTAAACAGTGCTGAGGCTTATGAGTTGTATCGTCAGTCTCTATCAGACCACATTGCTGCTGAGGCTAACCGTTATCCTGAAGAACTCATCTGGGGTTCCATTTAATGAAAAGAATACAGACCGCTACTATTGCTGCTCCGGGCTTTCTAGGCCTAAACACGCAAGAAAGCAGTATTCAGTTGTCTTCAGGGTATGCTCTGAAGGCACAGAATTGTGTCATCGATAGATATGGTCGTATTGGTGCTAGGCGTGGCTGGACACCTGTAAACACAGCAGTCAACACAGACTTAGGTGCCGCTAACGCTGTAGAATTCATCTTTGAGATGATTGATGTTGGTGGTAATGAAACCATCAGTGCCGGTAATAATAAGTTGTTTACTGGCACCACAACGATGACCACCAAGACTGTCAGGACACAGGCTAACACTGCTGATGTGTCTTACACGATAACAGGCAATAACTGGCAAGCCGCAGCTTTGCCCTATGGTGACGGCGCTGATGCTGTTTCCCATGCCTACATGGTACAGACAGGACATCCTGTACTAGTCTTCCACAACCTACCTACTCCGGGCACTGGTGCTACCTTCTCTGTGGCTACGATTAGCGGTGGTGGCGGTACTGGTCCAATAGCGACAGTAACAGTCAGTGCTGCTGGCTCTGGCTACAATGTTGGCGATGTGTTAACTCTAGCAGGCGGCACAGGTTCTAATGCTAAATTAACTGTAGCAACCCTTAGCGGTACTGGTGTAGCCACTGTGACAGTCTCTACTGCCGGTACGGGATATACAGTTGGTAACTCTTTGACCAGCACAGTCACTACTATTGCTAACCCACACTCCCATTCTGGTTCCTTTGGCTTTCAGCAGTTAGGCGACATTGGTACGTTGCCAACAGGTTACTCCATAGCAGACTTTAAGCCAAACTGTGCCTTAGCTGCCTATGGTCGTATCTGGATGGCAGACATTGTTGGTGATAGGCAGACTGTTTACTTTAGCAGGCTCTTGGATGGTTCTGACTTCCAAGGCGGTGATTCAGGTTCTCTATCGATCAATTCTGTGTTCCCTAACAATGACCAGATTATCGCTCTAGCGGCTCACAACGGCTTCCTAATTATCTTTGGTAGGAACAACATTGCTATCTACAGCAACCCCATAGATGTCACTACCTTGGCCTTGGCAGACTTTATTCCCAATGTCGGCTGCATCGCAAGAGACTCTGTCCAGAACACAGGCACAGACATTGTCTTCCTGTCTGACTCTGGTGTGCGTAGCCTCCAACGGGTCATCCAAGAGAAGTCCTTACCTATGCGGGACCTGTCTAAGAATGTCCGTGATGACCTGATTACTGCGGTAGCCTCAGAGACAGCCAGCACTATCAAGTCTGTCTACTATGACCGGGATGCCTTTTACCTGCTTACTCTACCAGCAACTAAAGTTACTTACTGCTTTGATATGCGGGGTGCTCTAGAAGACGGATCTGCCCGTGTCACTATATGGGATAGCCTTGATCCAAAGGCCTTGTTTGTTAGCCAATCCAAGCAACTGCTGTTAGGCAAACCTGGGTATATCGGTAGATACTTCGGACACCTAGATAATGCCTCTACCTACCGGCTCCAGTATTACACCAATTACTTTGATTTTGGTAGTCCAACAGCCTTAAAAGTCCTTAAAAAGATAGGATTTGTGGTTATTGGAGGCTCTGGTGACGCTATAGCCATCAAATGGGGCTTTGATTACAAAGAAAATTACAATAGTGAAACGAAATTGCTTGACACTGGGATAGTTTACGAGTATAATATAGGGGAATACAATATTGCTGAATTCTCCAACGGTGTCGTTCTAGACCAGTTCCAGGTCAATGCAGGCGGTACCGGGGCTGTCCTACAACTAGGACTAGAAGCCGAATTAAATGGTGATCCTCTTTCTATTCAGAAAATCGATGTTTATGTCGCACAAGGAAAAACAGTATGAGCAATTACACAAAAGCAACTAACTTTGCATCTAAAGACGCCCTCAGCACTGGTAATCCAGCAAAGGTTATCAAAGGCACTGAGATTGATGCGGAATATACCGCCATTGCCTCTGCTATATCATCAAAGGCAGATAGCAACAGCCCTACCTTTACAGGTACTCCATTAGCGCCTACAGCATCGGCAGGCACCAGCACAACACAGATTGCTAGTACAGCCTTTGTTGCTACGGCGGTTGCAGCAGCTATTCCTAGTGGCGGTATTATTATATGGTCTGGTTCTGTAGCATCTGTCCCTTCAGGATGGTATCTGTGTAACGGTTCTAATGGAACTCCTGACCTAAGAGATAGGTTTGTTGTTGGCGCAGGGTCTACTTATTCAGTTGCCGCCACTGGTGGTTCTGCTAATGCTATTGTTGTAAGTCACAACCACACGGCAACATCTACTGTAACAGACCCAAGCCATGCCCATAATACTTATCCTGGAAACGGCACTGTAAATATTGGAACTTACGTTGCTGGTGCAGAAGTTAGGGGTGGTACTATTGTTTATAACAGCACAGAGACAGCAGTAACAGGAATTACTGTTGGAACAACGGTGGCATCTTCAGGCTCAAGCGGCACTAATGCTAACCTGCCCCCGTACTATGCTCTGGCTTACATTATGAAGGCCTAATGAAGATATCAGTAGTAAACAGAAAAGATTATGTAATCTTTCTTGAGTACTTTAACAATGTTCATTGGCTTCATACAGATGTGTTTAAATGGTCATTAAAGATAAAAAAGCAATACATTAAAGAATTAAATCAGTTGCAGTCACTACTTAATGCTCCTCTATATGGCTTAGTAGATAATGACAAACTTGGTAGGTTTGGTAAAACAATAGGGTTTTCTTTTCTACAAGAGGCTATAGGTAATGATGGTCAAACATACAAGATTTATATTAGGAGTTAAACATGGGTAACTTTGTTAGCGGTATACTAGACCCGTTTACTGGTGCTAAATCTACGAGACAGGCGGCAGAATTAGCAGCACAGCAACAAGCAGAGGCTGCTCGTTTAGGCGCTCAAGTAGCTGCTTTTAGGCCTGTAGGGATTACTAGCCGATTTGGTGGATCTCAGTTTGGAATTCAAGATGTCGGCGGAGCGCCCCGTGTAACGTCAGCCTCTTATACAGTAGCCCCTGAATTACGGGCAATTCAAGATAGATTGTTAGGGCTTGCTCAAGGAACAGCCTTAGAACAAGCAGAAGCTGCTGCGCCTTTTACTCAGAGGCTTTTTAATCTCGGTAGTCAGTATATTGATGAGTCGCCACAGGCAGCACAGCAAAGAATCTTTAATCAGTTAGAGGCAGTAAGACAGCCTTCTAGGCTACAAGAAGAACAACGATTAGCATCTTCTGTGTTTGGACGGGGCCGTGCTGGTCTTAATATTGGTATGATGGGACAGCCTGAACTGTATAGCCTTGGTCGTGCCAGAGAAGAACAAAGAGCCGCCGATGCCCTAGCAGCAGAACAGTTAGCAAGAGAGCAAGTAGGTTTTGGTACTGGATTGTTTGGTACTGGTCTTGGATTACAGACACAGGCTCTTGGGCCTCTACAGTCTTATCTTGGAACTGCACAAACCATTGAAGAACTTGGGCAGCAACCGTTCCAGCTTGGATTGGCTGTTGGAGGCGCTGCACAGCCTGGAGCTACTGCTGGTGCCAATCTTCTTGGTGCTGGTCTAACACAGTCTGCACAGACTAGATTCCAAGGAACACAAGCAGCTAACCAAGCAAATCTGGACTTCTTATCGTCATTAATTGCCGGTGCATCTAGATCCGCTGGTGGCGGCAGACCTGTTTAGGAGATAAAGAATGGCAACAACAGCACAACGTGGTCTTTTAACCAGTTTATATGGCTTTGATCCTGTACAGAGGCGTGCAGAACAGCAGGCTGGTCTAGATAGATTTTTAGCAGCACAACAGACACCACAGGCCCGTTTAGGGGCTGCATTAGGTAGTTTGTTTGGTCAGTACTTAGCTCCAGAATCAGAAGAGCAAACCCGTGTTGCTAAAGTCAACAGCATCTACAATCAGGTTATGTCTGACGCTGATCCTACTAAGCCTACAGAGTATCTTGAGAAGTTGGGCCGCTTGGCTCAGTCTTTCCAGCAAGCAGGCTTACCTGAACAGGCAGAGATAACTATTGATAGGGTTAGAAAATTAACACCAGAGCCTAAACGTACTGTAGTTGCTCCAGGTGCTACTGTGCTAAATGAAAAAGGAGAGGTTGTCTATACTGCTCCTGATCGTGAAAAAAATATCAAACCATCTTCTGATTTTGCACAGGCAGCAGTAGAACTTGGTTTTGGTGCTAGGCCAAATCTTGATGATTATAATCTTAATGAGGCAAGAGCAATTAACAGCCTCATTGAAGCACGAAGGATTAAAACTGCTGGAGCTGGTGCTTCTAAGATTGAAATTAAAGGGCAAGAAAATGTCCTTGATATTGACAAAGAAGATGCTAAAGGTTATAGGCTATCTAGAGAGTCTGCAACAAAAGCACTACCTGTATTGACTAAAATGCAGAGTTTACTAGATTCTCCTCAAGGAATCATTGGAGGAACTGCAACAGAGGCTCGTACTGGTTTCTTAAAGGCGCTTGACACTCTTGGAGTTAGTACAGCAGAAGCAAGAAAGTCAATTTCTAACACAGAACAGTTTAACATTCA